AACTACACCAGTAAATGCTAACATTACACAAGGCTTAATAAATACACAAGATAATCAAGGAAATATATTATTATGATAACTAAAGTAGATATATTATTAGACTATAATGAACTAATAAGCACTGTTGATTCAGCAGTAAAAACTTATATTATAAGTGATTTATCAGGAGATGAAAACTTATCTTATCAAGATTTTATTAATTTAGCTAATAGCAAAAATACAGATATATATAATCAAATTTTTGTAACAGAAGATGATGTTAAAAGATATGTTCTTTTATTGGTTGAAAAATTAGAAGTAAAGTCTATGCAAGAATTTGAATATGATACACTGTCTAATTCAGAAAAATTAATATTTGATAACTTTTATAATACATTTACATCATGGCAGTAACAGCAGTAACAACAACAATGGCAGGAGCTATTAACTACACAGTAGTTACTGATACTTCTGCAGATTGGGCATCTGTAGCTAACAGTACTTATTTCTATGATAAGGCAGATAAGTTAGTTCACTATAAAGATTCTACAGGAGTTGTCCAAGAAATATTCTCAGGAAGTGGAATAACAGTAGGAACAACAGCTGTAACATCAGGAACAGATGGTAGAGTATTCTTTCAAGCAGGTGGAGTAGTTCAGCAAGATGCTAACTTCACTTATGACAATACATTAAAAAGATTAGGATTAAAGGCTGTAGGTACTGCTGCTACTGATATACCATTTCAAATTCAGAATAGTGCTGGTACGCAGAATATTATTTCTGCTCAGGGTGATGGAAAAACAACTTTTTCTAACAGTATGTTAGAAATAGAGAATAATGATGTAACGGGAATTGGATATACAAGATTAAGAAAAATTACAGTAGGTACTTTCAATAAAGGGTCTGAACTTTCCTTATTTAAAAATGACAATACCAGTAACATAGAAATAGTAAGGTTTCAAGCATTAAGTGAAGGCGGTGTTTTTGTATTTCCTGAGTCGGCAGGAACTAAATCAATACAAATAGGAAGTAGCTTAACGGTTGGAAATAATGGTGGTGTTGCCATGTATTCATCAGGAACACAAACTCATAATATACAAATAAGAAATCAATTTCATAATGTTTTTCATGTTACAGGGATAGGAGCTCAAGCAACTTTAAGAATAGGTAATGCAGGTACAAATGTCAATTTTTTCAATGTTCATGGTAATAATGCAGGTAATTTAACAACTAATCCCATATTTACAATAAATAGTAGTGGTACGGTAGGAATTGGGACAGAAGCATCAACACCAGGTGCAAGACTTGACGTAAGAGCACAAGGTGCATTATCAACTGACTTAGCATTTAGAGTTAGGAATAGTGCTGATAGTGCGAATATTTTAACTGTGCAAGGAAATGGCACAATAGTAATTCCATCTAATCCAAAAATAGATACAACAGCAGGAACTTTTATACAAACAAATACATTTGGTTCGTTGTATGTAGGAACAGGAAATACATCCATTGCTAATTATACAAATACAGTATTTGGTAATTCAAATACTTTAAGTGGTTCCGTTGATAATTATGTTGTTGTTGGTTCTTCTAATTCTATAAATGGGATGAGGAATATAGTCATGGGTATTGGTAATACAACATCTGGTGACTCATCAATTAGAATTGGTAATGCTTCTCAGGATACTTATGGTGGTAATAGTTCAATTCATTTAGGAAGATCAGGTAATGGTGGTTTTATAACTTATAGTGCAAATGAAGTATTTAATGTATTCTTTAATGATTATCGCCAAAGCCAAATGTTTAGAGGTAATGGTAGCTTATTATTAAGTGGGAAAAACAATACTATATTAACAGATGCCAATGTAACTACATTTATGGGAGATGGTGGAAATACATTAGTAGTAAGAAATCATACATCAGTACCATCTACAAATATTACTGATTCATTCCAACAATACTCAGCAGACATAACAGCAGGTAATGCAGCACCACATTTTAGAACAGAGGTTGGAGATGTAATTAAATTATATAAACAATCAAGTGCAGGTATAGCAACAGTTGGTGACTTAGTTACTATATTAACTAATTTAGGATTATTAGGATAATTACTATCTTTACAAAAAAATATATTATGGCAATTTTAATTAAAGCAACAGAAGAAAAAAAGATTACAATCTCAGGAACAGGTATTGAGTTACCAGAGGTTTATGGTAGAATCAGATTCTTAGGTGATTTCCCAGGAAACACTATTGAAGGTGAAGTAGCAACATTTGCAAACAAAGCAACATTTGAAGAAGGTAAAATTTTATATACAGATGTTCCTATTGGAAGTTATAAATCTGATTTAGAGGCAGGTGAAACTCAATCTTTAGAGACAGCTCACAAATATGCTAAGATAGCTTATGAGCAAATGGGGTATGAAGTAATCATTGACATGGCTTAATATAAGTAAAAATACCTATTAACCTATTGTAGTTTCATTTATTTTTTGTATATTATTATATATATATTTATAACATAATAACAATGGAAACCTGGTTAATGACACTCATCCTTTTTATAGCTAGTTTAATTTTTACTATATTTGGATACTTTTTAAAAATGATACACTCTGATGTTAGAAAAAATACAGAAGAACAAGGTAAATTAAAAGGTAAAATAGAACTAGTACAACAAGAAAGTCAAATAAAATATCAAGCATTACAAGAACTAACACAGCTTGAAATTAAAAACTTAGCAAAAAATGTCAGTGAATTATCAGATGCAGTAAAGTTATTCATAGTAAATAGTAGACATGACTAATATAAAAAAAAGATGGAATGCTCCAACTCCTAAGTTCTGGAAGAATGTACAGAAGATTGCTATTGCAGTAGGTGCAGCAGCAGGAGTAGTAATAGCAGCTCCAATTACATTACCTACAGCAGTAGTAACTGTAGCAGGATATTTAGTAACTGCAGGAACAGTAGCAGCTACACTATCTCAACTAACTGTTGTAGATAGTCCAGATCAAGAAATAGTAACCAATAAAAAAAAGAAAGATGGCAAAGAAAGCAAAAACACCAGTAGAAATTAATGCTGAAGTTAAAGTAAAAAAAACCAAAGTAAGTGTTAAGAAAAAAGACAAGAATTTAGAAGTAGTAATTGATACTCCTAAAACAGATGTGATTCTTACTTCTAATGAAGAAGAAAAAGAGTTTAAATTTGATGGAGAAAAACTAGATGTAACTGTTACTAAAACTAAAGAAGGTACTGAAGTAGTAGTAGATGCTAAAAATAATATACTCAAAAGATGGGGTACATTTATGGCAAATGCTGTGAAAAGAAAATTTAATAAATAGCAAGATGCAAGTATTAAAGAAAGGAAGTAAGGGTGAATCAGTAAAGACCTTACAAACATTCTTGAAGATTACTGTAGATGGAGACTTTGGTCCTAAAACAGATTCAGCTGTTAAGTCTTATCAAAAGAAAAATGGACTTGCCGTAGATGGTATAGTAGGTCCTAAGACTTGGGCCCACATGGGTATTCTTAATACTGATAATGCTGAGAATATAGAAGTAGTAAAAGCATTAGAGATTAAGAAACACTACATGATGCCAGGTACATACTTTCCTGGCCCGGTTCCTAAAGACTGGATATTCTTACATCATACTGCTGGAGGTCCTAATCCTTATCAAGTAGCAGACATGTGGGCTAGAGATGATAGAGGTAATGTAGCTACTGAATATATATTAGGAGGACAATCTGTAGATGGTAAATCTAAAACATATGATGGTGAAATGGTACAATGTTTCCCTGATGGTGGTTATGGATGGCACACAGGTACCGGTAACTCTCTAATGCATAGAAACTCTGTAGCTATTGAAGTATGTTGCATGGGTCAGATAGTAAATGGAAAGACTTATGTTAATACTGTAGCTGATCCTAGTCAAGTGATTAAGTTAGCTAAACCATTTAGAGGATTTCAGTTTTGGCATAACTATTCTGAAGCACAATTGGTAGCTCTTAAAAACTGGATACTCTTTATAGCAGATAAATATTCTATTGATCCTAGAGTAGGTTTAGTAGAATATGTAAAAGCAAAAGGAGCTGATGGATTTGATGTACTAGATCTTGATAGAGCAAACAAAACTCCAGGTATGTATTCTCATACTAATGTAATAAGAGGAAAAGTGGATATGTATCCACATCCTGATTTGATTGATATGTTATTATCTTTGTAATATGAAGTTTAGAAACAACTGGAAAAGCCACAAACCTAATTGGAAGACAATTACCATTAGAGCTAGAGTATCTATGCTTGATATGTTCTCTATAGAGATAGACCCAAATAGAAACTTCTACTCTTTTACCATATTAAACTTAACATTTAAAAATAGATAACTATGAAAAACGGATTAAAAGGAGTTACAGATGCTATGGTATTTTGTAAGTCAATGAAAAAAGGTGGCACTCCTCCAATGGTAAGATCAATGAAAACTTATGAACTTGGAGGCACTACAGATATGTCATCATCTGCCGATAGTGATTGTACTTATGAGATGGTAGGATATCCACCAAAAAAAGTAAAAAAATGTCCTGGTAATAAAATGTCAAGAAGAAAATATAATAGAAGTAGAAGAGTTCCAGGAATAAGAAACTAAAATAAAATTATACTACATATAGTAATCCAGGTATGTTCTATGCCTGGATTTTTTTGTTTAAATATTTGTAGTTTAAACTTTTTTAATATATTTGTCTAAACTTTAAAAATATAAAAATGGAAAATCAAGAAAACCAAAAGGGTTTTACACCTGAGGAAATGGAAGCAAAAAGAAAAGAAATGCTTAAATTTTACAAAGACTCACTACCTTATTTAGAAGCACAACTTCAATATGAAGAGATGCTTTTTAAAATTGATGAGGTTAGATTTAAAAGAACAGGTATTCAAGTGCAGTATGGTATGATGATGAATCAAGTTCAAAATGAAGAGAATAATGGTTTAATGGAAGATGATGAAAGAGAAGAAAATATTGAGCAATCAATTCCTGAACCAAGAACTACTGAAAGAAAATTAAAAAGAGAAGTGTAATGGCTTTAGTAAATCAAGTACAAAAAAGAGTAGTAATGTCTGTAAAAGACATTATTAAATATCAGATATTAACTCATTGCTATATTAACCGTATAGTAATGAGTGAGTCTGACTTACAATGCTTGACTTTGCTTAGTGAACTTGGACCTATTGAATTAACTGGATTTTGTTATGAAGCTTCAGAAGAACATTCTATTTTTAAATCAGAACAAACAGTAAGAAACTGTATAAATAAATGTGAGAAGAATGGATTAGTTTTAAAAGATTCAAAAAACAAAAAAATAATAATGATTAATCCAGTTTTAAAAATTCAAACAGAGGGTAGTATTTTGTTAGATTATAAATTTCTTGGTAAATGATACCAAAAAAGTCAAACTTACTCTATAGAGAATTAGCAGAGGAAATGAACATTCCTGTTGAACTTGTAGAAGATTTAATTCAAACTTTTTATAAAGAGATAAGAAGTAGTCTAACTAATTTAAAACATCCTCGGATAAATGTTGAAGGATTAGGTTTATTTGAAGCAAGACCAAGCATGGTTAAAAAATCTATTGATCGGTATAAAAAAGGATTAGTGTCACATGACACATCAACATTCAAAGCTTATTATAATAAGAAAATGCTTGAAGATAAAGTTGAAGCTCTTGAAAAGCTAAGTCAAAAAATAGATGAAGATGCTTTAGAAAAAGAAATTTTTAAAAAGAAAAAAGATGAAAAATACATTAAAACTAATTTGGCAGAACCGGAATCAGATAATTGAGGGTATAACAAATTCTGTTATTCGGGATGAAACTGTAGAAGAAATAGCAAGATTGAGATATTCTATCTGTGAAGAATGTCCAAGTAAAGGTAGAAAATGTGCTGTAAAAGGTACTGCTCCTTGTTGCAATGAATGTGGATGCTCACTTAATTTTAAAACCAGATCACTATCATCATCATGTCCACTAGATAAATGGGAAGCAATAGCTACTGAAGAAGAAGAAGATAAATTAGATAACCTTAAAGATTAATACTATGTACATAGATCCAAATAAATACCCTGCTGGAATGTTAGTTAATGACCCTAATAGAGTTATTAATGCTCAGCCAACACCTTATGGAACTTTAACTAATAATGGTAATTATAATACTACAGCATATGATCCAATTAGTGATATGAGTGCTGAGATTAAGAATTTGAAAACAACTCAAAAACTTATGTTGCTAAGAATACTTCATCTTGAGGGAAAATTTGATAAAGAAGAAGTAAGTAATCTAAGAAAGATGATAATGTCTGAAGATCAAGCATCTAGAACTTTAGCAGAATCTATTATTGAAACTGCATGAATTGGGTAGAACTAGAATCCTTGATGACTGATGGTATAGCTTCACAAGGAAGAAATATAAGTATAACAGTGGGTGCGGCAGGAGCAGATTATATTGCACATGCAATGGCAATGGAAAATGCTGTAGGATTTGTTGAGTGGATGGAAGAAAGGAAAAAGATTGAATCTGATACAGCAAAGAGTTTGATTGAAATGCTAAGATCACCAGATAAAGAAAATTTTAACATAGCAATACTTGCTATAGAACAATTAAAGAAATGATAAAATTTAATGCAGATAATCATAGTTATACCAGTATTGATGGAGAAGCTATTGATTGGATAAGTGTAACTACACTTGTTTCACATTTTAAGAAACCTTTTGATGCAAAGAAAGTTGCTGAAAGAGTTAGTAAAAGTAAAAGATCAAAATGGTATGGTATTGATCCAGTAATTATCCAACAAATCTGGACAAATGAAGCTGACAGATCTACTACACTAGGGACATGGTATCATAACCAAAGAGAAGATGATATCTGTTCTTTAGCATCAATGGAAAGAGAAGGTGTTACAGTACCTGTATTTAAACCAACTGAACTTAAAGAAGGTGACAAAATTGCACCATCACAAAAACTAGAACCAGGCGTGTATCCAGAACATATGGTTTATCTCAGATCAATAGGTATCTGTGGACAATCAGATTTAGTTGAAGTAGTCAATGGTAAAGTAAATATCATTGACTACAAGACTAATAAAAAAATTGATACAGAATCATATGTAGATTGGGAAGGTAAATCAGAAATGATGTTACCACCAGTAGATAATCTTGAAGATTGTAATTTTTATCACTATGCTTTACAATTGAGTGTTTATATGTACATTATATTGAAGCATAATCCTAAACTAAAACCGGGAAAAATATTTATTCATCATATAATCTTTCAAGTAGAAAGAGAAGATAACTGGGGCTATCCAATAACCAAGTTAGATGAAAATGGGGAACCTGTTGTAAAAGAAGTCATACCAATTGCAATACCATATTTAATAGATGAAGTACAAGCAATAATTCATTATCTTTATGATAACAAATCTAAAATTAAAAAGAAATAATGTTTACAAAACTATTTGATGTTCAGAATGGAGTAGTAATACCTACTGAACATTGTTATACATTAAAAGCTTTGAAAGATGTTATGGATGAATATCCAGAAGATTATTTAAAGATTTATCTTTATTTATTTTACATGGCATGTCCTAATCCGGACCTTAATCCTTTTTTCTTTACACCGGATGTAGACAAAGAACATATAATACTAGAACAGATTGATGCAGATTTTTCTACCGAGGATGAAACAATCTTTATAGCTTTACAGTTTTGTCAAAGAATGTATGAGACTCCTACATCAAGAGCATATAAAGGTATTGCTTCCATGTTAGATAGATTAGGAAGATATATGGAACATACACCAATTACCCATGGTAGGGATGGTAACTTTAATTCACTTATTGCTGCAGCTAAAAACTATGAGGCAATAAGACAATCATTTAAAGGTGCTTATAAGGATCTTCAAGAAGAACAATCAAGTAGAGTAAGAGGTGGCCAAGGATTAGCATATGACATGTAATGAGTGAAATTTATCAAGATATACCAACCTATGAAAACGGAAACTGGACAACTACAAGTTTTGATTCCAGAGAGGACTTTACTAACTTTATCTTTGGAGTATTTAAAGAACCAGGAGAATACAAGTTCAACGAAACTACCAATAAAGTTTTCATATCTGAATCAACAAAATTTAAAAAAGATGGAGTATACTGTACAGCTCCTTTCAAATCAAAAGACTACATAAGTTATTGGGATGACCAAAAGACTAAATGTCGTAAAGGTATTATAGTTAAAGATGGTGATTTAACCTGGTTTGTTTGTAGAGAATACTACATGTGGTTAAACTTTTTACCAATCTTTGATAAGGAAGAACAGAACTTTGGTTTTGCTAAAATTAGGGATGCTCAGTATCATTTAGCACTTTATGAACTTCTTGCAGAACTTAACTATAAACATGCAGCAATATTAAAGAAACGTCAGATTGCATCTTCTTACTATCATATGGGTAAGTTTATAAATCAGCAATGGTTTGAGGCCGGGGTTACTCTTAAGATGGGAGCTAGTCTTAAAGATTACATTAATGAAAAAGGATCCTGGAAGTTCTTACAAGAATATGCTGCATTCTTAAATGAACATACAGCATGGTACCGTCCTATGTCACCAGACAAAGTTATGATGTGGCAACAAAAGATTGAGGTTAGAAAAGGAGATAGGAAAAATGAAGTTGGTCTTAAAGGTACTATACAAGGTATGTCATTTGAGAAAGATCCAACAAATGGTGTAGGGGGTCCGGTTAAATACTTCTTTCATGAGGAGGCAGGGATTGCTCCTAAGATGGA